AATTGTACGGCAGTACGAAGAAGATGAATTTAAAGGAGGACAGTAGATCTTGTACGATGATGACGAAAATATGAACCTTTCCATATTTTGATTTTGACCCCGGAGAAGGGTACGGTATGTTTTTGGCTTTTTCAAAAATCGTTCCGGGGTATTTTTTCTTGCGGTTCCGCATATTTTTTACCCCCCGTATTCCGCTTTAACTGATCCAAAAAATATCTACGACTATTCCTAATGCCACCTAATTATTATTATTTATTTGTATAAAAAATGCAGAAAAATCTACAAACTAAAGATCTCTTTATTATAAAAAATATTTATAAATAAAATATAGATAATAAAAACTTAGTCATGACTAACACATATAGTCTTGAACTTATATAGAAAGATCAACAAACTAAGTTGTTACTTTTGAGTAAGTTACTCAAAGCTTTCTTCAAGTAACTTATAACTTGAGACTATAAAAAAATCTAGAAAGAATCTAACTATTCATGTCAAGGCTATGACAAAAAATCTACACGACACGACTTGCAAAAGTGCAGACAAGTCTTATAGACTTATCTTGCTGATCAGGGAGATCAGGGAAACTAAACTAGGGAGAAGCAAATGGTTTCATATGGAGTTCATATAGTCGCAGGTGGAGTTCCTTACAACTTCCATGTAGACACAACCGCAGGTGTTAAAGAATTAATTGAAGGTTCAACAGATATAACCGCATTAGTTATTCATGAAGAGTTCCTAAGTTCTTACCGCAAACTATCCGATACAGAGATCCTTCATAGAATCTTTTTAGATAACACCGCAAGAACTTTAGAAGAGAAAGCACTACCGAGACTGTTACAGGTTGCCTCCTAACCCCTAACGGCAAAAGACCCCCTACCCCCTAGGGGGTTTTTTGTTACCTAAAACACACGGCACTAATACTTGCAAAAGTGCAGGGAAGTAGGTTACTATTTTCTTAGCGGTAAACAACCAACCAAAAACCGCACTAGGGAGAAACAAAAATGGAAATCACAATCACAATAGATGAGCAAGAATTATGGTCTTCAGTATTCGGTTCTGCTTTTGAAAGTTTCGGAACTCACTGGGACGAAGTTGAATACTTGGACGGCACTGACTGGGACAAGATCGGCAAGGTTCGTTTAGTTGCTATTGACGAAGTGACTGAAGAAAGAACTGAAAAGATTATCGGAATTGAAGAACTCGGCAAGGCTCTTCCTATTGCCAATAATCAAGTAAGCATGGATCTATTTAACTTCGACAACTATGACGCTATTTGCGGTGACGCAGTTCTTCAAGTTGCGGTGTTAGGTGAAGTCATTTACGGATAACCCCTAGAAAGCAAAAAGCCCCCTACCAAAAGGCAGGGGGTTTTTTGTTGTAATACTTTAAGGCTTAACACCTACATTAGTGCCAGCGAATAAATACGCCAACACCTCTTCATCAAAGCAACCGCACTCTTCTAAGCCTTTAGACTTTCTATAAGCGTTTATTGCTTCTACTGCTCCATCACCTAAACGACCAAACTTGTCGTTCATGCAACTGCTAAAGCCAAGTTCAACTAGTCTTAGCTGAACTGTCTTTACGCTTTCTGAATTGCCTTCATAAGCATTGACCTTCAAAGCAGACATGAAAACGATCTTGTCGCCTTCGGTATTCAACTTCGGTGCTTTGCTTTCTTTATTTGGCTCTTCGGCTTTCATTGTTGAACCATGTTCTGCTCTGTTCATGTCGGGTACGACTGGGGCAGGGGCAGGAACTACTGGCTCTACTGAACCAAGTAAAGGCTTCAACTCTTCTTGCTCGCTCATTTACTTTACCTCTCCAGGGAATCTGCTAAGCCATTCTTTGAACTTAGCAAAATGTTTTCCACTGGTACTAGTATAAGCGTCTTTGCCTATATGCCATGAACTCCAGTTCTCTCCACCATTGCTCATATGGAAAGCGATCTGAACATTAGTTACGGGATTGAATAGGTCTGCGTTATGGTCTAATTCAAACTTCTCCCTACGATCTTCTCCCAAACTACTTATCATGTTGATTTGAAAGATACCGTAGGAATTGTCTCCAGTTAGGGTATTGCCATTAAAAGCAAGGGGTCTGCCATTACTTTCCTTCTTGGCTATAGCCCAAGCCTCTTTTAGATCTTGACCTGTAAAGCCTACGACCTGAAGAAGTTCTACCAATTCTTTGTCGGTAAGACTGGTCTTGTTTTCAAAATAAGAAAGAGGGCGAAGCTTTGGCTTCTTGACTTCCTTCTTCTCTACTGCGAGCGCCTGTTGCGCTGATAAATCTGTAGTTGCCACTTGCTTTGGTGCGACAACCTCTTGTTCTTTCTCTACTGCTACAGCAACTGCTCCTGAACTAACTACTATCAGTAAAGATAGAATAGCCAGTAGGTTCTCTGCCTTTCGCTTTGGAGAATAGTTCATTCGGTTTTTCCTTTGTTAGGGTACAGGGACAAGGTTGCTTGACTTAGCCAACCCGACCATCGCCTCTTAGGGGATAGCCTTACTTCAAGTGTCTAATTCGTATATCTCCTTGTGTCACTTGGGTTCTTACTTGATTACAACCATAGCATAAATGCAGGGAAGTCCAGCAGTCAAGTCGTATTGAGCGTGTGTCTCAAAAAAACTTTTTACGCATAAAAATCTAGATCGACGTGCTAAAACCCCTAAAAACCTAAAATGCCTCAAAAAAGTTGCAGAGAAGTGGCTTTTACCCCACTTCTCTATAATGCAACCTCTATCGTCTTTCTCTTGATGAAAGCAAGGCTGATGTCACGGCAGACAACCCGAACCCAAGAGTTAGGGTCTCCTGATTCATAAACGCTGAGACAACGCTTGCCAGTCCTAGGGCTAGGGCTACTACTGCAGTCCAAACTATGTTTTCCAGTTTCATCTTTTCTTCGTTACCTTCTTTCCACCTCTAGGGTCTGTTCGACCCTTGACCCTTGTTGAAGGGTCTCTGGTTATTGCTCCATTGAGATTTATTGCCTTTCTAGCAGTTCTATAAGAAACCCCTAGTTCTTCGGCAACTGTCTCAATAGCCAATCCTTCTTGATATAGTCGAATCGCTTCTTCTGAAATCTGTACGACCTTCACGAACTAAATCCTTTCCTTTCTGTTGATTTTATCTAATTGTGCTTCTAGTTCAATGATTCTTCGATTCTTGATTCTAATGACCTGCTCTAGTTCCATTGAACGGCGCAGTCCTACAACCATTACGAAACAAGCTCCTGCGAGCGCGATAGTGATTCCAATAATCGTTCCAGTATCAAAGTACATTTTTTACCCCCCTTCTATATATGCTCATCACCTAATACTCCTTGGGTCTACCTGTTTTGTTCCTTGGCAAAACCCACACTCTTCGGCATGGGCATAACCCAACGCTCCAACTAGATTAGATACTCCGCACGACCTCATCAAAAGACATGCGAACTCTTGGTCTGATAACCCTGCTTGTGGATCTAATACTTCTTCGCTCATGCTTCCACTTCTCTCTGAACTGAATTGACTGTCTCTTCGGGCTTGACTCCCAAGTCCACCATTTTTCGCATGACTTCTGCGTCTCCCTTATTTCCAACGATACGACCCTGACTCTTCCAAGTGAAAGGGGTTGTTTGCCCAACTGGCATAACGAATAAGTGATACTGATTAGCGGTATCGACTAGATACTCTTCGGGTGGAAAAATCTCTAGCCCTTCTCGCTCGCTTCCAGCCAGTTCATTTTTGATTCTCTGAAAGTGTCTCCAGTCTCGAATTGCTTTTCTGTCGATATGTCGAATACTCAAATGGATAGCGCCTTCGTGTGTTCCCTGAAGATACTTTCTAATCACTACATAAAATCTGTTCTGCCACATTGTTTCGTGTTCGCCAAGTTCTCCACCGATAGCCTCGACTTCTACGAACGGCGTCCATGTCGGCGCAGTTGCTCCCTTTTTCTTACTCATACCAAGACCCCCTCTAGTCCTTCGTCATTTCCAAAATCACTAGCACTTACAACATCTAACCAATAACGGAACGCTTCTATTAGAACCTCATCAACTCTTACTTCTGTTTTTACCCCACTCTTATATATAGACACAGGGTAAAACTCTTCGCACTCTTCGCAGAACCACCCTTGAGCGCAACCGCACTCTCTTAGGTCAAACTTTTCTTCTAATAAATAATTGTTCATGGATAAATCAAGTCCTTACAAAATTGAGACATCTGCTCTACATCTACTCGACACTCGGCAGGTGTTGTCGCATAGTTAGCAAGACCGAACGCCACAAGGAAGGCGAGCGCAATAGCCCAACCAATAACCAAGCGACCTCTGCGTGTAAGGCGTGAGTTAGTCTTTCGCTCTACCCAAGTAAATACTGCTTCCATTTGTTTCCCTTTCCCTAGTGAGATAACTCTATCTTACTTCCCTGCTTTTTTCTACTTTCCTGCTTTTTATCTTCCAGCGTGTCGCTTCGCTTCTGCGAGCAACTGCTCGAAACTTCTAGCGTCTCCACCACCTACAAACTCGGTGCGTGTATCAACTAGGCGAGCCATACGCTTCTTAGGGCGTGGCTTTCCAGCGTGCTTGATACGACTAAGTGTTCCCACTATTGCGCTATCTGGTAAAAACTTCATACCTGAATAATAACTTACTTCCCTGACATTTTCAAGTCCAAACCTAAGTTTTCATTTCCGGGTACTAAAGGTCCTGGAAAACTTTTTGCGATAAATACAAAGGGGGTAAAAAATAAAGGGGAGCTTTCGCTCCCCCTTATCTTTTATAACCTTACGCTACTGATACCCACTTCACGGCAGTTCTTAGCAAGTTGTCGTAATCTCCCGACATACTTTCATCAACATAAGTATCTATTTCTTCGCTAGATACTCCTGCTTCTTTCATAGCCAGACAAACTCTAGCCATAATCGCTACGGCATTTCCATCTTCTCCAGTAAGTTGAACTTTCACTTCTGGATACTTAGGTGCGTCTATTCCTGCAAAAGCCATTTGGTTCCCTCCTTTCCCTAGTGAGATAAGCCTAAACTACTTCCCTGACTTTTACAACACGCCACGCAAATACTTTATTTCATCAGACTTCTAGAATAGACTTATGCCAAGCCAAGAGAAAGGGACTCACAATGGCAACACGAACAAAGCAAGTAATGATTTGGATAAACTGCTACCTCTGCGGAGAAAAGTTCCAAATACGCCAAAGAGATTATTACCGAAACCTAATCTGCTCAGACTGTCCGAAACATAAATAGTAAGAGGGTAAAACCTCTAATCGGCGTATTGTGTCTGTAAATAGATAGGCTCGCCTGACTGTTTATCAAACTTACAAGATACGGCGAGCGCACTTTTTAAACTACTTCTAGCATTTGTAAGAGTTCTTTTCTTTCCTTCTGCTAACGCATTAAGCGCACCCAAAGCATACGGCGCACCTGAACCAATAGAATAAACTCCCAGTTCGTCGTGACACCAAGAATAATCCTCGCCTATCTCATAAATAGTTCCATTAACTATCGCCATTATCTGAGAGTCTTGTTCGCCATCTTTTGAATAAGAGTTCTCTTCAAAACATTTTTTTAGTTCTGGGATAAAGTGTGTAGTAATAAACTTATCTAACTTCACGCCTCTTGTTGTAGCACTACAAATCGGTGGCTTGAAAACATGAGCCAAAAGATTTATTGCTCTCATGTCGCCAGCCGCACCTAAAAGATACGAACCATTCTTTACTATTTTTCCATTATCTTTTGGCAAGGTATAAGCCCTGCCATCTTCTTCTGAAACTCTAGAGTCGTAGCCAACAACAGCCCAGCCCTCACCCTGAACGGCAGCTATTGTTGTCACTTCTTTTTTCCTTACTGATTTTTAGTAGTAGTTAGAGTCATTCCAAAGTTCATCACGCAAAGCGTACTCGTATCTTTCCCCTGAATAAGAGTTTTTCTTACCTATGTCTTCACTTTCTATTAAAGTGTCTAAAGAAAGAACGGCGGTACATTCTTCCTCTTCAAACATTATTACAAGTTTTGTATCTCCATCGGCAGGGTCATCAACAATTGCAACTATGAAAGGCGCACCACCACCATTAGCGTGATAATACTTTTGAACAATTTCCATGACTTTAAGGATAACGGCACTAGACTTACCTGATTTTTTACCCCTCTTCTATATATCGTGACAAAGAAAAACCCCGCCTTTCGGCGGGGCTTCCTTTAGTCCCAAAGGTCTTCGAGCCTATCGGGCTCATTAGGGTCTCCCATTTCTTCTTGCTCTTTCTCAAAAGTCCAAGAGTGTCCGCACTCGCACTTTACTTCTGAGGATACATTTCCCCAATCGTCGGTGCTGAAATCTTCTTCCCAAGCCTTACCGCACTCTTCACACTCGACTTCAAGAGTTACATCTACAGAGTCAATCCCTGACCCCTTCATGCTTCCTTCGTATGACATTTACTTTCCTTTCCCTAGGTACTCGGTAGGGCGTCGTATTGTTTCGGGCTTGTACTGAGCCTTTCGTTTGACCAGCGACTGCCCCCTACCAAGTAACTTAATTCTAAACTACTTACCTGACATTTGCAAGGGAGACACTTCACCCACGCTAGGGATGCATGGGTAAAGTGCGGTGAGTAGGGTATCTCACCTCAACGGGGAGCGCATGAAAGGGATTTAGCGCTACGACCCGGTGATAATATTCTAGCAGTTTTGATAGTGAGTACAAAAATTTTTACCCCCGGCTTGCAAAACAATCGGGGCACTCGACTTCACGCATTGAGCCAGCTACCTCTGAACGAACCTTTCCCTCTCCATAACAAGTCTCGCAATTAGGATCTCCCTCATCAAGCACGCCAATATGGTTACTAACTGCTTGTACATCCCAACCATAATGCTCTTTCATGACTCGCCCGGCGGCACGCAAGCAAGCATCCTCATACACTTCGCCATCCTTCACTTCTGATTCAGGAACGGCAACGCTCACAATCATTGAAAAGTAATCTCCAATAAAGATTACATTTTTTATATTTGATAATTCATCCATTTTTACCCCTCTTCTATATATGCCAACAATAACACGAAAGCCCTACCTTTCGGCAGGGCTTCTCGCGTCCGTAGCCTTTCTAGTCTTCTTCACCCTTGACTAGGGTAAATAAGAAACTCGCTCCTGTAGGTTCGTCATGAGAGTATCTGCGAGCGCTGAAACTCTTTCCACTAAACTCGACCTCGATACGAAAATCTCCTCTGAGGGTTAGAGCCTTCAAAGTCTTATCTATCGGCACGACTCCACTTCCCATATCTCTAGTCCAGCCCATACCGCGACCATCTATCCGCACTAAATCCCAATTCACGCCAACCTGCTTACGCCATTCATAGATAGTGTCGTAAAAAATACTTTCACTATCGTCCCAACAACCCATACAACCATTTGCATTTTCTAATGTCCCACTAGTGCAATCGTCGCATTGTTGCCCTGCTTCTCCACCCATATAACCGATACCGCACTTATTACAGTCAAAGCATTGGCAATCGCTGTTTAATGAAAAAGATATTTTCCCTGCCTGTACTTCTATTGCGCTCATCGTTTTCCTTTCCCTAGTTTTCGACGGCAAGCAAACTCTATCATAGATTATTATTTCCCGGCTAGCTTCCGATGCATTTCACCCGGAAAATACTTTCTCTCTTCCTGCCGACGCTTAATCCCTAGCCTTTTTACCCCCCTTCTATATATCGCCGTATTTAGTAAGGGGATAAAAAAATCCCCCGCCTTTCGACGGGGGACTCTCTCACTTCTCTTATTGATACATCGGGTCTAGTAAATAAGCCGTTGGAATTACCGCCTTGTTATAGGCGAGCCACTTCTGAACCTGCTCCTCGGTAAGCCCAAGAGTTTCACCCTCATCATCTGCGCCACCTGTAATGATTACACTTCCGAGAATTGGATTACTTGCCTCGAAAGTTTCCTGATAGATAGCCGAAGCCATTAGGTTTAACTCTCGGCGTTCTGCTATTCCATTTTCGTTACACCACATATCGGTATCCTCTGCCAACCGAACGCACTCAATCATCCCCTCAACTGCGTTCGATAGAGTTTTGTAAGAGTCACCAATAGTGAAAGTGACAACCTCTTTTGAGCCATTTGGCTTAATGATTACTGCCTTACCTTGTGTCATTTTTCCCTAGTTTCTCTAGCGTGTTTCGCTAGTGAGATAATTCTATTCTAGTTTCCTGACATTTTCAACAACACGCAGAAAAAAAAATCCCCCACCTTTCGGTGAGGGACTTCTTTTATTTTTCTACTTCCTCAAGAAGTTCGGCGAGTATTTTTTCTAACTCTGGCGCAACTGCGTCGAGCTTTTCCTGTAACTCTTTTCCCACTTGGATTATCTCCTTTCCCTAGTGAGACGAGTTTATTCTAGTTTCCTGACTTTTTCAAATACTCGGTGCTAATTCAGCAAGTTCGTGTTTTTTTATTTCTGTTTCTTTATACTCGATAGTCATAATGGAAGTGAGGGTAATTTTTATTTCATAACTCTTTCCATTTTTTACCCCTCTCCTATTTATGCTCTCCTTCCTAGTCTCCGTAATAACCATAATCCTCATCCGTTCCCCAACCTGCGCTCGCTAGCGTGTCTGCGTCCGCTTGTGCGTCCGTCATCTCCATTGGGTCTGTAATGGCGCAGTTATCGCACTCACCGATACAACACGCACACCCGCTCTCGTATTCGTGTTCGCAACACTCACGCAACTCCTCGCCGTTCATTAGATAAATCTCCCGTCTTGGTGGTCGAACCAATAACTTTCGTTCCGGGTGCTTGCTGGTGCTTCACAATCGTGCCCATACTTCGCTTCTTGTAAATCCGTTTCATTAGACAGGTCGAATACTCGCCCGCACTCTACGCAACTGGCTTTCATTTTTTCCCTTTCCCTAGCCGTTCGGTGGTATCTATTCTATAACGCTTCCCTGCTCTTTCACCCCCCTGCTTTCGCAGAGGGGCTTTTGCCGACTTGTAGGACTAGGGATACCTACTTCGTCAAGATAACCAAGTAAGGGTTATCGTATGCCACCGAAGCATACACTTCAGGATACGAAAGTTTTAGTTCTTTAGTATCCACATCTGTTCTGTTTCTTTCGGAGATAGTGATAAGTGTTGCGCCCTTGATAGTTCCCTTTTTAGCAACTCCTACCCACTTAGTTTTTTCGCCAACTAGAGTTTGTTCCCAACCCATTAGGCGATAGATGTTTTCGGTGGCTTCTTGCTTTGCCTTTTCTAAATCAGAAATGGCTTCACGCAAACGCACTAACTCTGCTACGAGAGTCTTTGCTTTCTTTGCGTTCTTGTCTAGCGAAATAATTTCGCTAGTTTCTACTACTGTTGTTTCAGTAGTGGTGGTCTTTACTGCTTTACCAGCAACCTGCTTGGTTGTGCTGGTGGTTGTGCTTTTGATAGTGCTAGCCATTGGCTACTTCCTACCTTTCATTGTGTCTTTTCTAGGCGCGTTGCCTAGTGGTGTAACTCTATCCTAGATAGTTTTATTTCGTCAAATCTATTTTATTTCGTGTCTTGGCGTATAGATAAAGGGGGTAAAAATCAGTAGCCATCAGCATAGACTTCTTGTTCCTCATCATAAAGACCTGTTTTGATAACTATCTGCCCCTCTCTGTCGTAGTAATAACCAACTCTTTGAGAAAGTTTTTCGACAAGCCATTGAGTATCTATTGTCCAGCGTGAAATCCAAAATCCAATTCCACCACCGATAATCATCATCAGCAAAGTAAATCCATTAAAAAACATTATGACCAAAATCCTTTCACTTTGACTTGACTTGCTATCTCCACAAAATCCTCGGCGGCTGAACTTTGGAAATGCCACTCTCCGTTCTCATAAGTGGATACAACCTCTCTCCACTCGCTATCCGTTAGATCCGGGGCACCATACATAGTAATTATGTTTTTATCCCAGTAAGCGACAATAAGCTCGTCCTCGCCGTCATACGCTTCTAGTTGTTTCGCTAAGTCCTTTACCTTCATGCCGTTTTTACCCCTCTCTTATTTATGGAGAGAGCACGCCGTTAGGCGTGCCCTTCCATTGAGCCTCCTTCCATTGGCACTTCTACTTCGCCGTCCTTGCCACAAACAAAACAAGTCGGTGTCTGAACTACATAAGTAGTGTTTCTAACCATTTCTCCGAAAGCCGTCATTTGATTTTTTCCCTTCTCTCGCTTCGGTGTTCTAAGTCTATATTATATAAAGGGGTAAAAACAAGTATCCCTTTCCGTGTGTCTAGCAAATCTCAAAGCCACCACAGTCTGCTAGGAAATCAGCAAACTCCCTAATGTCCTCAACGCTAGTCGAATAGTTTTTTACAAAAGGTTCTTTCTTGCCAACTCCACTACAAGAATTACACCAGCCAATACGGCGACCTAATCGCTCGCTTTCTTCAGCAGAAAGTTCTTTCTTATCAAGTCCAAACTCTTTTCCTTTTTCATCTGTTCGGATACCTGTGCCTTCACACAAGTCGCAAGTTTCCATTGGCAATTCATCAAGCTCTTTTTGCCACTCATCAAGTCTTTGCTTTGCTAGACCTGTAATCAAGTCTTGCTTTAGCGCAAGTGATAACTGCGAACTGTCCTCTGCTTCTAAACCATCGCCATCGTTGCTATGACCATACTTCACCTTCTCGGCATATTGAGAGTGATACATCTCGACATACTGCCAAAGTGGATGCCACCCCCAAACACTCTGTCTGTAATACTCGCCAACTTCTGTTAGTGGCTTCTTTCCTCATCATCTTTGCTATGAGCGATTACTACTGCGTTTCCCTTTTCTGTGTATCCAAACCCTATTGGATATACGGAACTCATATATTCCATTTCCAAAGCCTTATCTGATAAAGGTGCTATCAAGATTTCGTTCTTAGGTAGTGGAACTGTCTTTCGCTTTACTGTCTTTTGCTTTGTAGCCACTTTGGCTTCCCTTCTCTCTTGGATATATTCTATAAAAGTTAGAAGTGAAAATCAACTGCTACTGCGAATTGTCTTTCTGGGTGTGTCGCAACTCGTTCTCTAAAATGTTGGAGAGTTTCTGAATAAGCCTCTAGGTCATAAAAGCAACTGTCGTAAGTCCAGTCCCCTGCCATAATCCTAGTCAAGGATTTGAGAGCATAAAGGTTCATGTCGAAATCAAAGATTTCAGGGTTGTAATCAGAAACATAATCACTAAGGCTTTTCCTGCCTTCCTCAAACTTTTTGAGATTTTCTTTGAGATGATTTTTTCTACCTTCTACAAAATCTTTTATGTGTTTCTCAAAGAGTTCAGGCTCGTTCTTGTAGTTGATTACATCAGGGTGGTTCTCGCCAAAGATACCTGACCAACGACCACCAATGGCGTGCCAGTCTGACCAATGACCTTCCCAGTCAGTTATCTTGCTATCTACTATCTCTACTGCTTCTTGGTGCGTGTCTGCTTCTACGAGAAGCAATTGAACTGTATGCATGGTATCCCTTTCGTTTTTTACCCTGCATATATTATATAACTACTCGTCCTCGAAATCAACAACCACAACACGCTTGCCCTCAATTTGAGGGATTTGGTTGTTCTCGATTTGGCATAGGTTCGTAAATTGCTCTATCAGATAATCACAGGCACTCTCAAACACTTCATCAGCACCATGACCAACCATATCTAGGTGTTCTCCGTCAGGAGTGTAAATGCTCGTAATCCCCTGCCGTTGGCATTTTTACCCCCTAGTTATATATCTTGCTATCCCAAGCCGTTTAGTGTCTTGAGAAGCGAGCCGACTTGTTCAGAAGCTTCGTATTCGATATCAACTTCCTTTGGGTCGTCATAATTTAGATGTCGCCATACATTTGTCGCTTCGTCCCAAACAAAGCCATGAACAAAGAAACCGCCCATAGCCTCGTCTGCCGACTTCCACATTTTTGTTTCGGTATCAAAAGAAATACAGAAATGTATCTCTGCCATTACGCAACCTCTCTCGCATTAAAGTTTGCTTTATGAACCAAGTCGCCATACTCCTCTGCCGTCCAAGCCTCTGCCTGTCGTAGAGCCTGTTCTTTACTGTCGGCTTCCCATACTGTTCTTACTTCTGCTGAAACTACTACTTCGTATTTCATTTTTACCCTTTCGTCATTTGGCTTGGTGTAATCGTAGCATTTCTAAAATAGAACCTCAAGCATTTGCTCAAATCAAAAGTTTTCAGTTCCCTATCTTGCCGACTACTCCAGATAAGACCACGCTCAAAAATTAAACGCTGAGTTTTAATCTGAAAATATAAGTTGCCAGCAACCCGTCCTACCTCATCTCAGAGTTTTCAGTTCCCGAAGTTAGCATTGTTGCTGGCAGGATTTTTGAGCGTGATTTTGGCCTGGGGTCCCGGCTGGAGTTGGAAACTGAAAATCTAAGTTCCATATATAGAAGGGGGGTAAAACTCTATCCGTCTATTTTTTACCCCCCTCTTATATACCGACAAAGCAGAAACCCCCTACGCAACCACTTGTGTAGGGGGCTTCCTTATTCGTAATCGGGGGGACACACTATCCGAAAGGGAAAGATACCCGAATACGAAACCTGCGCTATATCACGCCGACAACCTCTTTCCTGCCGTTGAGAGAGTTTTCTCGGCAGACTTGCCAATAGCCAAAGCCGAACTTGTTGGGTCAGTTATACCGACAACGATTTCTGCGTTAGCACCAGCACAAATATCTTTTGCGTAGTAGTCGTTAGAGCCGATAGGTAGCCATAGAACTGCGACACCATGCTTAGAACAGGTGCGTATCCATGACTTCGCCTTTTCTGTTTCCTCACTTGTGTATTGTCCGTCCGACACAATTACTAGAAGTCTTGCGCCTTCACCATAAAGTAAGTGAAGTGCGCCGTCCAAAGCACGAAACGCTTTATCAAACTTTTCAGTTCCGTCAGGGGCAGAATAAACATTTACATCTTTTAGTCGTTGCCCTCTTTTGAGAGTTGGAAATACATCACTTCCGTAATAAACCATAGCGACATTTCCCTGAACTCGGCGAACTGCCTCACCCATAATCCAAGCAGTAGAAGCCATTGGGTTCATAGCACTTCCCATTGAGCCTGAAATATCAACCATTACTCCAACTGTTAGTGGTGGTTCGTCTGTGTGCTTACGAACTTTCTTTGTGAAAGCAGTTGGTTGAGTATGGATACCTCTCTGCTCTAAAGCCTTAGCCTCAATAATCTTTCTTGTATTTAGTTTTCCGGGAGGAACTACGCTTCCTATCTCTGTAATCCCACGCTCACGATACTTTGCTCTTTCCAAAGCCCTAGAGATTTTTACTGCGCTACTGCGCTCTTTTCCATTAGGGGGTCTTTTTTCTGTTAGGCGAGAACGAGTTGCGCTCTCCCCCGGACCTGTTGATTTAGAGAAAACTTCTTTAGCAACTTCCTCGTTTTTCTTTTGCTCTTTAGAAGTCTGCTCTTTAGCAGTTGCGCTCTCTTTCATATCCTCTGAACGCTTTTGGTCGTGTAAATCTTTATCATTGGAGATAGGAACTTGCTTTTCCATTTCTCCTAACATCTCTTTCATAATCTCTGCGAAATCAGGAAAGTCGCTTTCACTTTCTCCTGCTTCTTTTTTCTTATCACGAACTAACTTTGCCCACTCTATTGCTAGTGGGTAGCAAGCAGAAATATCTGTGTGATTAGTGTGTGCCTGAAACTTCTCAATAATCGCTTCTAGTTTATCTACTAACTCTTTACCTAATACTTTTTCTACTTCTGTGAATAGGTCTAGTGCTTCGTTTTCATCAAGCGAACCTGCTATAACTCTTGCGTGGCATAGACCAACTAAAGAACTAGCACTTGCGACACTAGAAGTTTCTTTTCCAAATACTTCTTTTGCTTCGTCAATAATCAAACCCATAGCACTTGCTCGTAGAAAAACTTTTGCGTCAGGGTGGGTCTTGATACCCCAAGCCTCAATACGACCTTCCTCTAGCAACACCAAAGCCTCATACTCATCTTGCTTTAGTGCCTTGTATGCGCTTGGCATATCCCAAGCAGAAAACTTTGCGTGGTATGCCTCATGGCGAATAGCACCTGTGGCTTTAGCCCACTCGTATTGGTTGCTTCGCTTCGTCAAATCGTTTATGTGATTAGGAGTTGTTATTTCCCCAAACGCTTCTTTTGTATTTACTTCTACTTCTGCGAACGCTGGAATATAGCAAGCAGGTGCGCCTTGTCCTGCTTCTTGATTTATTAGAGCAACTAGGTCTGTTCTATCAGACCACTTATTTACTAACTGCGTAATTTCATAGCCAACGCCTAACCACTCGCTAGGTGTTTTCACCTTTGAGTTAGTGGCTTCTTTGTGCTTTATGTGTGCCATTTTTTCCCTTTTCTTTCGTGTGTCCTTACTCTCTAAGTCTAGCATTTCTATCCTAGAAAGGGAAGGTGGGGGAGAGAGAAGCCCCCACCTTCGCCCATATATTAGAAGGGGGTAAAAAACCCTTTCTAAATCTTGGCAGGTTTGTATTCTGCCCCATACGCCCTAGAGATAACATCAACGACTACATCTCTATCTAGTTCAGGTGCGCTCGCTATCAGATTAGAGATAGCGAACTCTGTTCCAAAGATTTCAGAAGTATCTCTGAAACCAAGCAACTCACGCATTTGAGGACTCCATGAGATTTCAGCACTATCTCCCTGTGTGCGCTTGTAGAGATTTTGAGCAACGCTCACCATTGTCGCTGGAACTCCCAACTTCTTTGCGAGCGCATAATCAGTTGTTAGTTCTGCCTGAACTTGGAAACGAGAAATCAACGCTTCTGAAAGACGAACTCCGGGAGCGTTTGGATTAGTCGCTGAAACTACATAAAAGTTTTCATGGACTTTGATAGTTCCTCTATCAGGGTTCATTGGGATAGTGATTTCTTTTCGTCCGTCCATAACGGAATAAACTATTGCCAACGCTTTAGGGTCAATAAGACCTATCTCGTCAATAAAAAATACATAACCATTTTCTACTGCCTCAATAAATCCACCATCTAGCCACTCAAAGTTTCCACTTGGAGTTTGGATAAACGAACCATAAAAGTCATTGGTATCAGTATCTCCATTACCTACCAAAGTAATAACTTTATCGTCATGGAAACTTGCTTCTACGAGAGCAGTTTTTCCTGTTCCCGGAACTCCATAAAACATGGCGAATTGTGGAGAACCAACTCCCTCTGAAAAGAACTTTGTAGTTGCTTCTCTTGCTCTGCGTAGAACTGCTACATCAGTATGAACTCCCCATGAGCGAGTGAAATACTTTTGTCCATTAGGACGAGTGTAGAACTCGTCTGCTTCCATATTTGCCACTTCTACTCCACTTGGAGTGGTAGCAGAAACTCTTGCTTTTCTTTCATCACCACTCGCTCTCTCTACGCAACGACCACTTGGCTTTACCTCTGCGCCAAGTCTAAGTCTAACCTCATCATCAACACCCTGAATAAGACACTCATTGACGATTTTCCAAAAACTTCCACTAACAGAAACGAGTTTTGATTTAGTTTCCAAATCCACTTTGGCTACCCCCCTTACCAAGTATCAGGAAAGCCAAGTGCTTTCCTGCTCTGATTTATACGATAAACAATTTTTACAGGTGTCTTGCTCTCTGCGATTTCAGACAAATCGTTCTTGCTGGTTTCTATGAGAACAGGCTCTTTGACTATCTGCCACTCGTTTGCCACTAGACCAACGAATACATTTTCTAGGTGGGCTAGTCGCTTCTCTACATAAGTTTCTCGATTAGCAGGGTCTAGCAAGGTTTCACCAACCTTAGCCATGTCCTCAACCAACTGAACTGTGTATTGTTGCCAAACTTTCTTTGGCTTGTCTGCGCTTGTAATCCTGCTAAAGATTTTGGCAGGAACTACTTTTCCCTCTGCGGAAAATCCGTCAGGAGTAATGAAAATCTCGGTGCGATAGCCGGGCTTGGAAAACTCGGCATAGACCGAAACGCCCTGAATAGGCTTCTCTATATCTAGCATTTTCTCTCTTTCTCTCTTTGTCGTTCATGCGTTCCCTAACGCATAAGAGTATTTTTCCATAATATATTCTATAAATCAAGTTTTTCTTATTTAGTGTCGTTCGTATAGAGAAAGGGGGTAAAAAAGGTTCTGCCCCCAACGCTCAAATGACGAGTAAAAGCGTGGGGGCAGAAAGTTAGAAAGTTAGTTCGTTGATGACCACCAAAGCACTGTGGCTCGGAACTAACATTATTAGTTGGCTACATCAACCTCTTTCACAATTTCTGGGATTTCAGGTTCAACAGGTTTTGTATCGTGAGGCTTTAGTCCATACTTCTTGAACTCTTTTTTATATTTCTTGTTATCTCGACCCTCTGTAATCCAGTCAGACACAAGACGAGCAACGATATATCTATCCTCGTCTTTACACTCTCGCACTAACAGGAAATCCTCTTTTATCCACTGCTCTGTGCCCACCACCGTTATCTTGTCGGCGTTTCCATAGTTCCCATCAATATCAAAATAATGTATGCGACCCATTTCTGTTCCTTTCTCTATCCGTCAAGTCTAGCGTGCTGAGCTGTGCGTCATCTATCCGTTTTCAGTTCCGGGAGTTCGGATCCAGCTTCTCGTCTTTTCCCTCGCCGTTTGTTTGGGGGCAGGTTTTTACCCCACCCCCTCGCCGTTAGATTTTTACCCTCTATGCGCTCGCCGTTTCTCTTGGGCAGTCGTCGTAAAGATAATCCTCGTCCTCATCCTCGCCGTATTGCTCGCAGTTCCAACATTCCATATTCAGTTTCTCCGTCAGAGCCTTGTGGCTCAACTCGCCACCTTCCTCTGACATCAACTCGCCGTTCTCGTAAATCTCAATACCCCAAAAATCCATACCCGTTTCATAATATGAAAACTCTATTCTTACTTCCGGGAAAATCTCGGCAAGCCGTTCTATCACTGGAGTTGGGGGAGACCAAGCCGAGCAAAATGAATAACCGACTTTGCCGTTCTCCATATGCCGACTCACGCCTTCGCCCATTACATCCCATTTAGTTCCCCAACTATTTACATTATTGCTCCACCAGTCGTCCTCGCCTTTTGTTGGAAACATTGCGTATTTGGGGTCTAGGTCAGGAGTGGATGGTTTGATATTGGCTAGTGAAAAAATAACTTCACCCTGTTTATCTTCCCCATCTACAAGTGGTCTCCCTACGAACTCATCTAATCTTTTTATTACATCATCAGGCCCAGTAATGGACACTGTGTTATCGCACCAGTTTGGCATGGCATTCCTTTCGTCATTTGATTGCCACTGCCAAGTCTATTATAGAAAAGGTGGATGTCAAGACTTTGACTGGACATGTCCTCTGATTGTTGAGTTGTCAGTTCCGCTGATGACCTGGGGCCCTGGACATCTGCGAACATTATTATTTCCGGGACAGCGCTGCCAGAATTCTTCTCCTTCTTGAAGTTATTATTTCCTGGCCCTGGGATGCCATCCAGGTGGCGGACATCAAACATTGTTATTTCCGGGTTCTGCAGCTGCGTCTTCCTCGTTTGATTCAACAAAATAAGTTCGCTCCTTTGCAATCGCAAACAACTCGTTGTACTTCACCATCTGAAAGACATCGTCGACGAAGCACTCCGCTGCGTACTCCAGCACATCCTCGTCACTTCTCTTATCCGTTGAGTCAGTTCCTTCGTACAGCAGGTCCTCATCGAAAAACAACTCTAACCGTGTCACAATCTTGCGACCCATTTATATACCCTCACCTTTCGCTCGCCGTTATTGAAAAACGATGCACCTTGCTGGCTCTCTGGCCAAGCTTAAAGGTGCACCGTTAACTTATTATTTCCGGGCTCTTCCCGTGCCGCTATTTGCTCAAGCCGTCATTACGACTCGCCGTTTCCAACCCTCGCCTTCCATTCGGAATCCAAATATTTTTCCAAGTTCCTCGGATACGAGCTCGCCGATTTCTGTGAACTCAGAATCTACTTTCCCTTTGACCTGGTCGAAGATGCCGTCTGGTAAATCCGATTCCTCGGTGTAGTCACCGTAAACAAAACAGCGGTCCCCCGCCCATCTCCCGGAAATTACAGTCTCAGGTAAGTCGCCGCCGCCTCGAGCTGGGCTGGTCATTGTTAAAACATAAAGGGCGTCAGCCAAGGTGCCGTTGAATTCACCAAGATGTTCCCATTGCTTGAGCCCCAAGCCGAGTTGGTGGGGTGTAACTACTTCCTTCTTGTCGACATTTACGAGCACATGATATTGACCCATTGATTGATATCCCTTCGTCATTTAAACCTAGCATTCGCTAGTGGAATTTATATTATAGAACTGGGCAATCGATGTCAAGTACTGTCAAGAAAAATTTTTGGCAGCGCTGCAGCTGTGCATGTAACAACGAACATTGTTAGTTCCAGGCTGGATCTTCTGGACCTCCTCGTCAGACTCCAACCAAGTTATCCACAGGCCATACATATGGCAGGTCATCTTGAAGTTCTGGCCAATGGGACCTGTAGTACTCCGGGAACTTGCGAAGCAGATTGCTGCGATGGGACTCATGAAAGTTTTCATTTCCCAGCCAAGCTGGCAGCTGCAGATCTTCAGACCCGGAAATAATTAATTCAAACCGCGGCAGCATCGAGTCGTTGTACCCTCTTCGAATCCATTCCTCGCAAATAACTTTTCCGTAGACTGCGAGCGCTGGAACGTGTTCCCTCCACATCACTGCTGCAGGGTGGTTCCTCCATCCTCTGGTCTCACCGTTGATTGCTCTGATGAGCTGCCAAGTCTCTACCCGTTGTTTACCTAGTCTCCTGTAGTCGAGTACCTGTGCACTCCGTTTAAAATCTGCATATGGCAGAAATGTTTGCATGTCGTCACTCCTTCATCCGTTATGTATATAACCCTCCCATTCGCTCGCCGCTATGTCAATAACCCACACCGTTATATTTTTACCCCCTGCTATCCCTCGCCGCCTGGTTGAAGTTTCAACAAACGGATCCTCCTCCTGGAAATGACAAGATGTCTTGCCGCTGAGCTGTCTACAGCTACTGGCCAGTAACTTGCCGTTGTATTTTCCAGGGAAGACGCGTCGGTCCTAGCCGCTGCCGTTGTTTTATTATTTCCAGGCTGGAGCTTGCACGCCGCCTCCGCCGTAACCGCCACCAGAACTACAACCGTGTAATTTGATCCCGGAACTAACAGCACAACGTGCCGCCATCGAGCTGCAGATCTGGATCGGGCCTTCAAACATTATTAGTTCCAGGCCCTGGGCCCGTCTTCCTCGTGCCGGGCATTTGTCCGAATTGTGTTAAAGAAGATCTCCTGGAACTAACATTGATATATGACGCTACAGCTGCAGCTGCTGACAACCGAATTCTGTGTGCATTGCTGTTTTGTTATTTCCAGGCAAAGCTGATCACAACCTGTGTTGTTGTTTTATTGGGATGCCCAGTGGGAGCAGGTACGACTCGAGTGCGAATTGGGAGAGAATCACAAACCGCGAACACCCATGTCATGATCGTCCTTCGCCCGGTTATGCATGGGTATGAATACCGAACCCGTGATTCTTTCGAGCGTTGACTCCCACTGAGACAAGGAAATCATTAAAACATAACCGTCAGCAGAATGCAACAGTCGTACAGGGTTAGTTCTAAGTCTGAACGGTTATCCACAGATCTGCAGCTAGCTGCAACCCGGAAGTAACAATATCCGTTAGCACTCTCGAGCTATGAGTGCGAGCCAACCGTTATATAAAAGCGCTCGCTATCCCTCGCCGCCCGGCTCGCCGCTCGTAAAAGTAGCAGACTCGAAATCGTAGAGGGGGATCCCAGCATCGATCTTCATATCATCTACTATTTTCCGGGCTTCATTTGCACGAGCCGTTAAGCGAATGTGTTCTTCACGGGACTTCGCTAAAAGGATATCCTCCTGAAGGCGGGCCGCTAGCTCATCTAGCTGTTCGATATTGTTAGTTCCGGGCATCTGGATCCGATCCGTCTTCTCTAGGGGTCACATCTGTAACTTCATAAACCTCTTGCGTTTCCACGCCGTTGTCTGTGGAAATAATAACTTGCTCAACTGCTGCAGCCTTCAGTCTTGCCAACCGCTCTTTAAGAATCTCGCCCGCTGGCCGTTCATTAACATTTACCTCAACGCCAAGTTCGATACCGCCACGAACACCAGCACGGTCAAGAATCTCTGTCGCCGCTTTGAGTTTGACTGGTTCAGATTGGGCGGTGTCCATTAGTTCCTCAAGGACATCGACTGCATAGATGGAAATCTGACTTACCTTTTCCCGGGCCCGTTCAACTGAACTTGTAGTTCTGCGAGTGGAGCCGAGATGAATGTTGCAAAGACCTGCGTCCTTTAACCGTCCGCTATGCCACAACATACAACGGAGGCCGTCAGTCTTAATCATTGTGCATCGACCGGGTAGCCCTGCTGGTTGGCGGCGGGAAGAAACGGGGCCACTTTCCTGCTCTTTTTGCCAAGCCCTTGTAGCACCAAGCACCCAACCCGGAACTGTCTTAGATGCCTCATCGTCAAGTAACAAATCGAGACCTGTTAAGAAATCTGAGTTTATATTTCCAGGATCTAACAAAAGCTGTTTCTTTAGTTGGATGCTGAGGAGAGCTCTATCCCGTTGTTGCTCGATTGACCTTGCTGCGATATGACCCGTTGCATTCCCAGAAGAGTCGAACACATAATCCCATTTAAGCATTGCATGGCGAAGCGCTCGCCGATTTTCTACTGTGTCCTCACAGACACCTCTCTCCACCTCTATAATACCAAGTTCTTCAAGATTAGGTCTCTTGTCATATGGGGTATCAACAAGTGGAAATGTTTTTTCCGGGCTAGGCCCGTCTTCGTCAAAAACTTCTACCTCACTCAAAAGGTATCCCTTTTCTATCGGCTGCTTCTTTTTTCAAAAGCCATAAGCCAGCTTCCAAATCTGCGAGAGCAGATTCGTATTGGTCTGTGCCTGGTTCTGCTTCTTCTAATGCTGTATAAGCGGCTGTAATTTTTTGTTGTGCGTCCATTGAGTCTCCCGTATTTGGAAACCCCTAGGGAGATTTTTACCCCCCTAGGGTTCCTATTAAGTTATTATTTCTTCTTTGCCTTAGCGGCTAGTTTCTTACCAGCCTCTGCTGCTGCAACTTCAGCAATTCTGCCGAAAGCTGGGTCTTTCTTATTTACCCAACGAAGAGCTGTTGGGATAACAGAACCCCAGAGAGCGTTGGCTACCAATAGCCATTCTCCTTGACCAAACTCCAATGGAGAGGCGAGGCCCTTTGCTTGCATGACGACCATTACTGCCGCGATTACTTGACCTGCCAAGTTGCGGAGGTAGGACTCCAGTGCTGCTTTATTCACGAGTACTCGTTTCTGCGGGGGGTAAAAACTGAGACCCCGCATCACATATGATTCCATGACTGTTAGGGGGTAAAAAATTTTTTTGATGAGTTGTTTGACAACATGACGGTTTAGCCCTTTCATAAACAAAATTATGAAAATGAGCGTGAAATAAAGGGTTTTTAGGGGTTTCTAATTATAGAGATTATTGTACGAAAGAGGTTAAAAGTATGTACAAAAAAGTGCTTCTGAGTTTGACTAGTCTTGATTTTTCTTAGGGTGTTTTTGTTTTCTCTTGTAAGTCTTTTTGGATTCCACAGGACGAGAAGCAGACGACCTTCGTAATTCCAAAAGTCGTCTAAGCTCCTCTGCAGTTTTCTTAAATCGAAAATCCATCCGTCTCTTCTTTCTGGAACTTCTCCCCGTCATAGCCATTGAAATCAGTAGCGACTTCATTAGTTATTATATCTAGAGCATGACGAAGTCCTAGAGTGTAGAGACTTGTATCTGCTTGTCCATACATCGAGTCCCATTCAGATATTCTTGACCTGATCTTTTCTGCATTAGCTTCCTGCATTTCTAAAGCAGCTTTTTTCACAGCTAAGTAAATATCTAACTGGGTATCAGTGTCGAACTTTTTTTGGGCAAGTAAGGTTGCCAAGATATTGAAAATTGTTTCTTGGAAGTTCTTATCTAGTTCGCTCAATGGGCTGCCCTACACTTTTCACAAATGAAAGCATCGTAGCCATCTGAGCCTTGTGATCTTTTAAGTTCACCGCTGACTGTAAAAGAAGCTGGAACGATTCTTTCCCCAGCGCCAGAGGAACCACAAAGTCTGCATTGAGGGTCAATAAGCCATTCCATTGTATGACCTTCAACTTTAGCTAAACCTCTAATACCTCTAGTCAAAGCATGAAGTTCGCCATGACCTTCTGTCTTTTTCAAGAAATACTTTGGGTTAGAGACCAATAGCACTGGTATGACTTTTTTACAGTTACAGGTCATAGCATTTGGTTGGCAGATAAAGGCACCATCTGGATTACTTGTTTTAAGAATTGGTGTGTATGGGTATGGAGTATTTGGATCTTTGTGTCTGTCGACTGAGTGCCCACAGATACAGATTCTCCTATCAACACTTCTATTATTGCTTTTACTGTTATCTAAGATATCGATCTTTTGAACATCGACTCCCATAGCAGCTAAGGCATCTAAAGCTGGGTTACTCATTACTCGTCACCTTGGCTCTTTCTGAAGCGATCAACTATCTCTTCGAACTGTTGCTGAGTCTGTGCTTGGTCATGCATCTGACTCAACATCTCTTGCATGACAATCATCTTTCGCTTTGTCTCACGAATCTTCATATAAATCATTGCTACTACGAAAGCAACGAAACTAGTCAGCCCAGTTGTGGCACCAATCAAGGCTAGGTCAAATACTGTCAGTGTCATTTGTCTCTTCTGTCCTTTCGATCTTTAGTTGATAACCTGCTTCTTTCAAAGCAGTCAAAGCAGCTACAGCATCTTCATACGCTATCTCAGACCACTTCTCGATATCAGTAGGAACCTTTGTAGGAAACCACCGTTTTAATAATCCAAGAGCAGCCGTCTCAATCAAATCAAGCTCAACTGCATCTTGGACTTCTTCATTACTCATCTCAGTAACTAACTTAAGACTTGGTCTACTTTCCTGCATCTTCCAACTCCTTTAGAAAATACAAGATAGAAAGAATTTCTTTCATCTGTTTAGATTCTTTCTCAGCCAGAACTTTCAGAGCTTTGACATCGTCACTAAGTTTTTTCATTCGAAACTCAATGCTGTCTAACTCTTTAGATATCTCAGCCAATCTTTTGTCACTCATGTCGCTCCTTCTTTGTAAATAATCTATACCCTCTATAGTCAATAGTCAAGAGATAGTTTACGCTCATTTTCTCTTAGATTATAGATTATAGACTATAGTTCATATTAGTGACTATAGTTTTTGACAGGTCCGTAGCGCACGCACACACGCGATATGAAAATATAGATACTAATACAATACATAGTATATAGTTTTATAATTATGCGGTAACACATTACCAAGCATTATTTTAATTTTTTCTGACCGCATGTTGGATTCCCCACTTTCCTGCACTTTTTTCTTGGACCCCATTTTTACCCCCTAAAAACGAAAAAATTCAGAATAGGCACTAATATGCCATAATCAATAATTTTAGATAATAAATAATCAAATGTCAAGGAAGGTAGACAGTTTCCTTGTGGTGTTTTACTCTCACCAAAGGATCTACCATAATCTTAAACCCAGCAGCCCTAGCATGGTTGCAGAACGAATAGTCCTCACCCACATTGCACTCAAAGTCCACTTCGTCCCATTTGACCCTATCTATCAGGAACCAAGGTCTAGGAATTGTCTCAAAAACTTCTGGCTTCATAGCCACAAATCCAAACCCAACCCCACCTACTTCGACAGGCTCATCATCTAGCATGAACTCAGCCCTATTGACCTTCATAGGGCGACCTTTCTCATCCAAACGATTTACAGCAACCGTTCCATCAGGCGAGGTTTGATATAGCCCGGAAATAATACTTTCAGATGAGGTCAGCAGCTTCATAAAATCTCCAACCTCCCACTCGATATCAGAATCTATCCAGAAGATTTTTCCTAAGCTGAAGGCTCCAGAACCAATAACTTTAGTTGCCCAGTTATGGCTGTAGGTGTCTGTCGCAGTTAGTTCTCGAGCACTTGGCACGAAACTTGAATACTTGTTTAACCATGTATAGGACATACCCCACTCATCCAACTTGGCGCATGTCTTGACTAAACTCCTGACATATTCAGCCTTTACAGAGTGTCCTGGAGTCGCTATTGCTACATCGTAATGAGGTGTCGTCACCACTCAAGCATACACATCCAGCATAAGATTAGAACATGTCGACACTGGTTGAAGTCACTTGTTCTTGGGATAACTGCCCTAGTCACGAAACTCTTCACCCTTCAAAAGCTTTAACTGTCCATTGGCCAAAAGCAATCGATAAAGTAAGATATTTTCATTCAACAGAGTGCTTAGCATCATGGGCATCCTCTTTCCCAAAAGGAATGCTTATAACTGGAGAGAATTCATTAGGAGGCTGGGATGACTGACAAGCTACCGCTAGATCAGCAAGATGACTGCCCGTTTTGTGGACAGCGTAGAGTAGAGACTCAAGGTAATAACGCAAAACCTCGTTGCCCAATCCAAGGATGTCCCGGACAGCATGTTTGATAAAAAATCCAACGCTGAGCTTCTTGCAGAGACAGCTAAGGATTTAATTCTTCAAGGATATCAAGTTCAAAAAATTTGCTGTGGCGAGTGCGACCAAGACGATATCTTAATCATTATTCATACTTGTAATCCACATGTATTTACTCATACATGTAGATCCAAGAAGGAAGATATAGAACTAGAAAAAGTAAAAAAGAAAGTTAAGAAAAAACTTTTCCCAGTCGACGATGGGCTTGATGTAACTACAGATCTAATATAGGAGAAACATATGCATGACGATGTTGCAGTTCGTTGGAGCAATTATGATACTCACCGTTCACAAATTGAATACGAAGTACGAAATAAGATTTATGATGACATTAAAGCTATAGTTGAGACTTCTAAGCTTCAGGGAATTTCAGATCACTTTATTGCAGGACTTGAATGTGCACAGGCACAGGTGTTAAGGTCAGAACCGAAGGAATCAGAGCAAGACGTCGAAAGCGTGTTGTTCTAACTCTAGTAGAATTATCTTCTAGGGTATCCCTAGTACATTAATCGCTTATTACTTTTGAGGAGTATCCCTATGTCTGTTGCATTTTCGTTTAAGCTCTCTGAAGATTTTGTCTCCTCTTATAAGGGAAAACAAGCACCTTTTGGTTATAGGGATGCAGGTGGTAACTCTGTAGGAGAGATTACTTTTCTTCGCACATATTCTCGTAAAAAAGAAGATGGAACTAAAGAGACTTGGATAGAAGTTTGCGAGCGCGTTATCAATGGCATGTACTCAATTCAAAAAGATCACTGCAAAGCAAATCGCCTTCCTTGGTCAGATACTCGTGCAGCAGCATCAGCTAAAGAAGCATTTGACCGTTTATTTAATTTGAAGTGGACTCCACCAGGACGCGGACTTTGGGTTATGGGAACCCCACTTGTTAACGAGCAAAAGAATTCTGCAGCTCTACAAAACTGTGCTTTCGTTTCGACTCGTGAAATGACAAAAGCAGATCCAGCAAAACCATTCGCATTTCTTATGGAAGCATCAATGCTTGGTGTCGGAGTTGGTTTTGATGATCTTGGTGCAGATAAAGATTTTATTATCTATAAACCAAAAGATGAAGTTACAACTGTAGTAGTTGAAGACTCTCGTGAAGGTTGGGTAGATACAACTGCACAACTTATTAATTCATATCTAAAACCAGATCAGCCAACATTTGAATTTGATTACTCACTTGTTCGCCCAGCTGGTGCACCAATTAAAATCTTTGGTGGAACTGCAGCAGGTCCAGACCCACTTATTAAACTTCATAACTACATTAGAAAACTATTTACAGGACGTGAAAATGAAAAAGTCACTCGTACTGACATTGCCGATATTGGTAATCTCATTGGCGTGTGCGTTGTTTCTGGCAATGTGCGTCGCTCTGCTGAACTCCTTATCGGAAGATTAGATGACGAAACATTTTTAAATCTTAAGAATCCTGAAGTTTTTCCAGAAAGAAATTCTTATGATCCAGCAGCACCTGGTTGGGGTTGGATGTCTAACAACTCTGTTGCAGCAGAGGTTGGACAAGATCTTTCAGGAATCGTTGAAGGCATTGCACTTAATGGTGAACCAGGTGTTGTATGGCTTGATCTATCACGCAAGTATGGTCGCTTCAAGCGCACACTTAAGTTTGCTTATCTCTACGCTAAGACTGTCACTCTTCTACCAACACACTGGGAAGAGACCAACGCGATCATGCAAAGAAATCGCAGAATTGGCACGTCAATATCTGGAGTTGCTAACTTTGCAGATCGAATTGGATTACCAGTCCTCAAGGATTGGATGGATGAAGGGTACTCTGTAGTTAAGAGTTATGACGTCACTTACTCAGAATGGCTAGGTATCCGTGAGTCAATCAAGACCACAACCGTTAAGCCATCAGGTACAGTCTCAATCTTAGCTGGAGAGTCTCCAGGAGTTCACTGGACTCCAGGTGGAAAGCACTTCAATCGTGCAATTCGTTTTGCTAACTCAGATCCAATGCTTCCACTTTTCCAGATGGCAAACTATAGAGTTGAACCAGCATCAGAATCTCCAGATACAACTTCTGTAGTTTTCTTCCCAATTGAATCAATGGCAGAGCGTGCAGAAAAAGATGTAACCATCTTTGAAAAGATGTCTCTTGCAGCCACAGCGCAACGCTACTGGTCAGATAACTCTGTTTCTGTAACCATCTCGTTTGATCCTGAAAAAGAAGGCGAGCATGTAGGAACAGTTCTACATATGTATGATGGCCAGCTTAAGACTGTATCTTTCCTACCTTCAGGAAACTTTACATATCCTCAGATGCCATACACACAAATCACCAAAGAAGAGTATGAGGAATATACAATGAAATTATTCCCAATCGACTTTTCAGGCGTCTATGCTGGTCTTGCTGCAGATGCTATTGGTGAGGCTTATTGCACAACAGATGCTTGCGAGATAAAGCTAATTGCAAACAATGTCTAATTATAAAAACCCAAGATTCGATGTAAATCGAAGATTAGATCCTGTTTACGACCTCTGGGAGTGGCAGTTCGATGGCGCATGTAGAAATGTAGACCCAGAGTCTTTCTTTCTAGAATACAATGAACGTGGTTTTTCAAAGAAAGAAAAAGAGCGTAAAGCCGTTTCTCTTTGTAATACCTGTCCCGTAAAAAACCAATGTTTAGAGCACGCTCTTAGTGTTCCAGAAATGTATGGCGTGTGGGGCGGGATGACCGAGGAACAACGTCATATAATTCTCCGAAAGAGAGGTGTCCGATTTGATAACTTATGAGTATAAATGCGATACATGTAATAAGTTAGTAGAGCTTAAATTTTCTTTTGGAGAGGCACCTAAGACGGCGTCTTGTCCTATCTGCAACAATGAAGCTAGAAAATTTTTTGGTAAGACATCAGTGATATTCAGAGGCTCAGGATGGGCTGGTAAGAGGTAGGATTACCTAGTTCATATCTCGAGAAAAGGACTACACATGGACGCATATCTGATTATTCTTATTGTTGGAGCTATTGCAGTTGCGATTGCTTACTACGCAATTAAAGAAGATCAACAAAACAAAGAAATCGAAAAGCTTGTCAAAAGAGCGATTGATCGTGATGGAGATGGAACAATTCTTGAAAACACTCCATTCGAAAGAAAAGTTGCTAAGCCAGTAAAAAAGGCAGCAGCAAAAAAGAAAACAACTTCAGCCAAAGCTAAACCAAAAGCTAAGGCTAAACCAAAGGCTAAGGCTTCAGTAAAAAAGAAGGCAGTAGCCAAGAAGAAAGCAAAGTAGAATTTAACTACCTAGGCTCGCTACCTTTGGTGGAAGCAGGAGCATGAAATATTGCTCCTGCTTCTTTAATTTTTTATATTATTTGATAGGGTGACACAATGATTCAAAGACCAGACTGGGATCTTTACTATATGCAAATAGCTTTTGCTGTTGCAGCAAGAGGCGACTGTGTAAGAGCTCAACATGGAGCTGTAATAGTTAAAGACCATAAAATAGTTTCAACTGGGTACAATGGAACTCCACCTGGTGATTCTCGATCATGTGGTGCAACAGGGGAATGCCCTAGAGCTTTAGATCAAAACGCAGAACATTCTAAAGGTGATTACGACCTTTGCTGGGCAACTCATGCAGAGGCAAATGCAATAATAAGAGCTTCTTGGGATGAACTCAAAGGTGCAACAATTTATATTACTGGAAATCCTTGTCCTGGCTGCGCCAAACTGATAGCCTCAGCAGGAATTGAAAGGATGATTACATATGACGAAGAAGCGTAAAGAAATAATTATTAGCGAAGAGGTAGATGATCTAGGAACTACATGGCGCAGAGTTCAAGGATCCTCTAATCGTTTTATCGTTTTCTGTGCAGATGTAATTACAATGTTTGGCAGTAAGTTAATAGGCTGGGCAGAACCATATGCAACCTACTACGAAATGATCATTGAAGACGAAGATGATAAAACAACCATATAAAAATATTAAACCAGAGATTGTTTCTGTATTAGATTCTCTTATTTCTAGAGAAGATTCTTACCATCAGAACCATAAGCGTAGAATGGCAAGAACTTTAGAAGTTCTTTTAGAAGCTAACCCTAAAGGAAACCTATTAGAAATAGGAACATCTCAACTTATTCCTTTGGCTTTAAGAGAGCTCGATGTAGATGTAAATTTAACCGTTACTGATTTTAATCTAGATCTTCCTTCAGTAGATATGATGACTTGCTCTCTTAATGATAAATCAACAGATGTAAATGTTGTAAGAGTTAATATCGAGGATCAGCCTTTACCTTTTCCAGACAACACTTTTGACACAATCCTCCTCTGTGAAGTATTAGAACATATGGAGCGAGATCCAATGGCAATGCTTTCAGAGGTCAATAGAATTCTTAAAGATAATGGAACGCTTATTGTTACAACACCTAACGCTGTAAGCACTCAATCAATGCATAAACTTCTCCATGGGTATGAGCCATATTTTTACATGCAATATCGACATGACGGCTCTTTATATAGACATAACTACGAATACAGTATTCATTCCCTAACAGCTATTTTGACAGCTGCAGGTTTTAAAGGATCAATTTGGACAGAAGATTGCTTCGAAGATCCAATCGTTTCACTGCCTCTTATGCTAGAGCAATTAGGTTTTAGACAGAAAAACTATGGAGATAATTTAATTGCATCAGTTAAAAAAACTAGCGGTGTTTTAGATAGATATCCAAAGGAAATTTATGTCGACTAAACTTGAAAGATCTTATCCAACAATAAATCAACTTGGTGGAGTTATTCATAATGTTAGACGATTAGCAGATCCAAAAATAAAAGAATGGTCTGCTACAAACCTTTCTATTGGGTACCATTCCACTACAGGTTATGTAGGAATGTTCCGCTCTGGGAATTATGTTATTACAGAGCAAGGTCAATATAAAGTAGTGGTTGAAGGAATTATTAAAAGTAAAATTTATATATCAGAGTTGGATGAAAATACTTATAAATTAACTAACCCTCGATTACTTGATGTAAAAAAGATTTCCCCAGAAGGAGAGCTTCGTAGAGGATTAGAGGATCCAAAGCTTTTCTACCGCGACGGTGCTTGGCATTTTACAGCTGTTACTATGGAAAAAGGTCATACAGAGATAGCTCGAATGTCAATATGTAGATTAAATAAAGATTTGACAGCAATCGAATCTTTCGAGAAATTTCCAGGAATAGACGGAGTTAGACCAGAGAAAAACTGGATGCTCCCATACGAAAAGAATCCCAACTTTGATTTTGTCTATGGAACCAATGCAGTTATAAAAGACAATGTTTTAACTACATACATGAATGACAGCGATCATATAGCTGGACTTCGTGGAAGTTCTAATCTTCATTTATTAAAAGATGGGACATATTTAGCAGTTGTACATCGTATGTGGACTAGGGTAATTATGAATCACAATATGCGTTTTTATGTTCACTATTTTGCACAATACGATCAAAAAGGAATGATACAAAAGATATCTAAAGGCTTTATTTTTGAGAGAATGGGTGTCGAGTTTGCTGCTGGCTTATCTGAGCAAGGAAGTGATTTTTTAATCAGTTATGGCTCTAAAGATGTTTCTTCCCATATAGCTGTATTGCCAAAAGAAACAGTTCTTAAATCACTACATCCAATAAAGGCTTAGAATTTATACATGAGCGAAGCAGCCTACGATCTGGACCTCGATACCAGACTTAGTACAGGAGACGGAGATCATGACCGTTTCGCTCACTATGTTTCAAAAGAAGATGCAGCAAGAGCTTATATAGAAGGAACTCCTGTAAAAGCTCTTTGTGGGAAACTCTGGGTCCCCTCTCGTGATCCAGAGAAGTACCCTGTCTGTCCAGAATGTAAGGAAATGTTTGATGCACTCTTTACTTAAATCACTATACCTAGTAAGGGAGTAAACTATACCTATGACCGAGAATACCATCAGATACGCTCACATCTGCCCTGCTGATGCCCTAAAAGTGGCATATGAAACATCTGAACCAGCTAAAAGCTTTTGTGGTGAAGATTGGGCTCCAGTGACTTCCGACGTTGAGCTAGAGCTATGTCCTGTATGTAAGGAAATGTATCGTGGAATCTACGGCGTCGGCTTCGACTCTTGATCCTGTAAAAGCAATAGGTCCTTCTGACCGCTGCGACTCTTGTATACAGAAAGCTGTATATTTAGTTAAGTTTCCTTTTGGAGAATTGTTTTTCTGTCGTCATCATTTTATCCAACACGAAGAAGCCCTCTTAGAGAAGGCATACGATATTTATGACGAACAGGACTTTTTAGAAGATTAGTTATTCTTCTTCAGGTTCAGGAATAGGTTCAGCAAAAACCTCTTCTTCTTTTGTAATAACATCTAAGATATTAAAAAAGTAAGTTTGTTCGCCTTCCAAAGGTTCTTCTACAATAAGAAAATCTCCGTCACGAAATACTACTTGAGGAACTTTTCCATTAGTTTTTCCTTCAAGAAGCTCCAACTCAGCGTGAGCTTTTAGTAAATTTGGATTAGTCGGCTGATGATCGTAGGTACAAAAACTGCATTTCATTTTACTTCCTCCTCAACTACTATTTTAAACCCTTCGCTACGTTCTAATACTTTGTAGCGATATTCAACCAATCCAAATGTCTCCACAAGATTGTCGACAACTTTTCTGATAGGCAAGGTTGAACAGGTATAGAGATCGAACTGGATAAAACCTGGATCTGTCTCGTCCCATACATGCATGGCAATATGAGAAGTTTCTATCATTACAACTGCTGTAAGCCCTCTATTACCTTCCTTTGTCACATATGACGCAAAAGGTCCTTGAATGATTTTCATATCGATATCTTCGACAAGCTTCCTCATCCATTCAATCGTGGTTGCTTCATCTACAGGAGGCTTAGTGGCAGCCCCATTGAGAAGCAGATGGTTGTGTAGTGCCATGGCTCTCCTTCGTTTATATAAGTTTATAGGACAGAAGCAGCAATAATACAGGCAAAACGCCGAGGCGAAAATGACCTGGACTTTTTGGCCTTTTTGGCCTATTCTTAATCCCATGACAAATTGGAAAGCTCTTGAGAGGGCAAGGAAACCTCTCGAGTCTATAGTTCAAATGGACGAGATGCTTGGGGAAGTGATCCGTCCATTTGACTATACAACTGATGGAAAATCTACTTTTTATCCATATGAACTACCAGTAGACCTACCAAAAGAATATAACATCGGAGTGATTGTTGGAGCATCTGGTACTGGTAAATCAACTTTGCTTAAATCTTTTGGAGAAGCAAAATCAATTGGATGGCATCCAAAGAAAGCAATTGTTTCTCATTTTTCAACACCAGATGAGGCAGTTGAATTACTATCAGCTGCAGGGTTAATGTCTGTACCAGACTGGGTAAAACCATTTGATTGTTTATCTAATGGACAAAAGTTTAGAGCAAACCTTGCTCGTAGTATTGAAGACAATGCTGTTATAGATGAATTTACTTCTGTAGTAGATAGAAATGTAGCTAAAGCAGCTTCCAATGCTATGTCTAGGTATATTCGTAAAAACGATATAAAGAATATAACTATTGCCACCTGTCACAGAGATGTATTAGAGTTCCTCGAACCAGATTGGGTAATTGATACTGATCGTGGCGAGTGGAGCTCGGGAAGGTATCTTCAACGACCTGAACTCGTTCTCACAGTACTTCCAGCCAAGTCTTCCATATGGAGGTTCTTCGCTAACCATCACTATCTCTCCGAATCACTCAACAAAGCGTCACACTGCTACTTGGCTCTCTGGGAAGGACAGTTAGTTGGTTTTGAGTCGATCATGTCGTACCCATCAGGGACAGTCAAGAATGCTTTTAGAGAACACAGGTTGGTTATACATCCTGACTACCAAGGACTTGGTTTTGGCCCTAAACTTTCAGAAGCTGTTGCTCAACATTACATTGATAATGGAAAGCGTTTCTTCTCAAAAACAGCTCACCCGCGTCTTGGAGAGTACCGTGACAATTCTCCGCTTTGGAAACCAACTTCCAAAAATCATATGAAAAGAACAGACGGTGTAAACGTAGTAACCAAGTGGGATCTTAATAGAGGAAGGTGGAGTTATTCTCATGAGTACATCGGGAAAACAAAAGCAGAAAGTTAACCCTAAAAAAGCTAGTGGAGGACTTTTACCTAAAAACGTTTCAGGAATTACCGCTCATGGAATTGGAGAGCTAAATTTAATAGGAGAAGATCCAAAGATTATAGTTTGGTATATATCTGTTCTTGAAGCCTTTTCTGCTCTTAAGCACACTCCAGAGAGCGCTGCTCATACATCTGAAGTTCTTGCTCGATTATTTAGATATGAAAATCTTTACCCACTAACTAACAACCCTAAAGAATGGCAAGAGGTTAAAGAAGGTGTATGGCAGAGTCTTCGCAGTTTCGATGCTTATTCAACTAATGGTGGTAAGACCTACAAGCTATTTTCAGAAAACAATGATGTAGAACACGCAACACTAGATTTGGAGAAGACAGATGCTGAGTCCTAGACTTGCTAAAGTTATGTTAAATCAATACAGAAAGGATAATCCAGTGGGTATAGCAGATAGCACTAGATTCGCAAAGTACTTAGAGCCTAAGTTTGGCTGGGGTCATGAAGCATGGGTTGAAGAGCTTGCATCTGAGATAGAAAAGATGCACTTTGACCCTACATGGACATCTCAGCAGATACTTAATTATGTGTCTAAATATGTTCGATCATGTGAGCATCAGAGCCCATCTAGCGTTAATCACGAAAGAAAATCACTGTAAACTTATTACATTATGGCTAATACCAACGCTCAAGGCAAGATCCCCAATGTAGCTCAGCATGGCTATGCCAGCTTTCGCACAGATGTTTTTGGGCGTATCAAGGTTTCAGAAGGCTTTACTTTATTCGATGCTTCTCATCGCTATAGCCAAAACGGAGACTTCAGCGATGTAACCTCTGGTACTGCTTCTGCAACTCATATTCCAGAGCAAAGTACTGCAGCTCTCACAATTGGGACAGCATCTGGAGATAAGCTTTATAGAGAGACAAAAAAGGTATTTTCTTATCAACCAGGCAAATCTCTACAGATTCTTCAAACTTTTGTCTTTGCCCCTGCAAAAGCAAATCTTCGTCAAAGAGCAGGATATTTTTCTATTCATAACGGATTCTATTTAGAGCTTGATGGAACAGTTGTCAATCTAGTAAAAAGAGATTTCACCACAGGTCAGATCGTAGAAACACGAATTCCTCAATCCCAGTGGAATATAGATACTCTTGATGGTAATGGCCCAAGCGATATTGTTTTAGATTTAAGTAAATCTCAGATTCTTTTCACAGAGATTGAATGGTTAGGCGTTGGCTCAGTTCGCATGGGCTTTGCTATTGACGGTTACTTTATTCCAGTTCATCAGTTTAACCACGCAAATCATCTTGATCGTGTTTATATGACTACTGCATCCCTACCATGTAGATACGAAATAGAAAACACTGGATTAACTGCTTCAGGTAGCACTCTTAAGCAAATCTGTATTTCAGTTATATCTAATGGTGGATACCAAAAACAATCAACTTCATGGACAGCATCCCGTGATACAGCTGTATCTGTTGGAACAAGTTACTACCCAATAGTTGCCATAAGAATGGCTTCTGGTCGAGAAGACTCTGTGATTGTCCCAGCTAACTTTGCTGCACTTCCAACAACAGATCAAAACTTTGTTGTTGCCCTTATAAAAAACCCAACC